TTTCTAATACAGAAGATGATCCTCATCCTTACGTTATAGACTGGCCTGAAGAAGAGTTAGTTGACGTAGATACAGAAACAGATTTTAAATTAGTAGAAAAAATATATGAAGTACGTAATAGACATTGATGATACTATCTGCAAAGAAGAAGGACCGGTTATAGGAAGAAAACCTTTCAAAGATAGGATAGAAAAGATAAATAAAATGTTTGACGAAGGTCATACAGTAATATACTATACTGCAAGAGGAAATAAAAGCGGTAGAGGAGAAAAATACTACAGACCTATAACAGAAGCACAGCTAGAAAGCTGGGGATGTAAATATCATCATCTCTATTTTAAACCTTTCGATGCAGATATATTTATAGATGATAGAGGTGTACACCCTGATAGCTTTTTTAAAGATTAAATTATGATTATCAATAAAAATAAAATATTTGATGCAATAAAAAATCCCTGTAATGAACCATTTACACATTATATAGTAGATGATATTTTAAATTATGATTTTTCAAAAGAAGAAGAATTTTTATTTAATTACTCTCTATATTATCAACTTTTAGGAGAGTTCTATACAATAAAAAATGATATTTTAAAAATTTATAAACCTATGAGATTTCGAGAACCATATCATTCATGGGCAAGGGTGCACTGGCTATCATCCGCACCCCACACAGAACAGGAAATACATATGGATCATGTAACTAAGTTATGGACTCTCGTAATCTACTGTTTCGGTAATACTGGAACTTACTTATTAGATAAAAATAGAGAGTTTTCTAAGGAAGTACAATGGAAACAAAATAGAGGACTAATCTTTTGCCCTGGAGACAAGCATTTTCCAACCTGGCATAGAGTGGTGAATAAACATCGTAGAGTTAGAAGAGCAATCGCACTAAATATCACATCAGAAGATGAACCATCTAAGGAAATTACAAGTGCTTTTTATCGATTTAATAAAATTATAGATGTTTCTTCATAAAAACACAGGTGTAAATTTTTGGAAACCGTTTTTTAACGATCTTAAACCTTTTGATATATTAGACATAGAAGATGTATTAAAAAGATATAAAGATACTATAAGTTCTTTTGATGAATGTAAAGTACAAGAACAGAATGGTCATTATTTTTTAAGAATAACAGAAGATCAATTAACAGATCCTAGAGTAAAAAAATTACATACTATATTTAATCATAAAAATATTAATATTAATGATTTACAGATAATAAAATTTGAAGCTTACGGAAAAAGAGCATTCAAACAAAACTATGATCCAAATTATATAAAAAGAGATATGCCTAATTTTCAGTTGAGAGACGGTAAAGTAACTCCTGGATTCGGCACTTGGGATTGGAAAGAATATTTTCTGAGAGTAGATAAAGGTATTACATCCAGAGAAAATATTTACTTGGAAATACCGTATAAAATTATAGAAGAGAATCTAGCGTTGTTAGAAGGTACTGATGTAAGTATAATAAAAAAATTTATTAACGAAATAGAAGATTGGAATGATATAGACTATATAAATGAAACTATAAAAAACTATGATAAAATATGGAAAGATTGGAACTTTGAGTTTCCAATTTTATCTTATATATCTGTAAAAAGAGATGGGTTATTATTTCCTATATTAGGAGCAGTCTCAGCTAATTCTTTTCCAGGTAACGGATTACATAGATTTGCTATGACAGCTTTAGCTAAATCAGATGTACCTTTTATTTTACCAAAAAGTAAAAAAAGTAGATATTATATTAGGTCTAAGTTTAAAGACTATAGAAAGATAGACAATGAAAATACCTATCTTTTATTAGATGTAAATACTGAAAAGAAAGAGATAACTTTTTATTTATCTTCTCAAGATATAATTAAAGAGTGTTTAGGAAAATATGAATTATTTTGAGTTTATTAAACATAACGATAAGTCAATAGTAGAGTTAAGAGAGTATTTTCAAATAAACTTTCCTAAATACTACGATCTATGGTACGACGGATACTGGAGTAGTAAGTTTACCGGTGTGGGAATGGCTGTAGCTTTATACTTAACAGGGTATATTCATAGTAAGAGACCTAAAAATATAGTAGAATATGGTAGCGGAGTTACTACACTACTTATAAGCACAATTTTTAAAGATCTAAATTACGGCGGTAGCGTTATTTCGTTTGAAGACAACAAAGAGTATTACGAATTAGGTAAAAGATCAGGTTTTTATAAGAATAGTCAAGTACATCTAGTAGACGTTACTATTGATAATGATCAAACTTGTTACTATAATCATGATATGAGTTTAATAAAAGATGTAGACTTTGTTTTAGACGATGGACCTGATATTGCCAAATACAATTGTAATGCATCTACTAATATGGTTAAGTTAAAAGAACACTTTAATACTGATTTTAGTTTTTTAATAGACGGAAGAATACAACAACAAAGATACTATAAATCCTTATTTGGAGACAAAGTAAAAAGTAGCTGGATAGGGATAGATAAAGCTAAAGAATTTAAAAGAGAAGACGGATATAAATGTGGAATAGGAACAATATGAAAAACTTATATATAAACGGATGTAGTTTTACTGCTGGTGATGGGCTAAAAGACGAAGACACTTGGCCTGTTAAATTAGCAGAACTTACAAATACTACTTTGTATAATCAAGCTAAAAACGGACAATCGTTTGGTTCTATTTTTACCAATTCAATACACCACTTAAATAAGTTAGATAGTATAGATACAAGTGTAGTAATAGGGTTAACATGGCCTCATAGACATTATTTTTCATATTCAGGATGGAATATAAACGTTACTCCTGCTGATTTTGAAAAACCTAGATTTACTTCTAAACTACATAGATATCGAAGAATTAGCTCTCCTTTACACCTTATTACCGATACTGATGAAACAGATATAGTTTGCGATGATTTAAGAAAAGACGAAAATGCTAAAGCACTCTATCTTGCTAAAAGAGAATATGTAAAAGCAATGGTTACATATAACCCTAATTATAAAGAAGATATGTTCTCTTTGTACTATTCTCAAGTACTAGCATTACAGGGATATTTAGAGCATAAAAAACTTAATTACCTATTTATAGCATTTGATTCAATATCAGGACATGTGCAAAAGATTAAAAAATCAAGTGATTTAAATTTAGATAAGTTTCTGTATTTTGATATAACTAAAAACGAAACTATGCATCCAACCAAAGAAGACTGTACAACAATTTCTAATAAAATATATGAAACAATTTTTTAACATAGTACTGCCAATGGCAGGAAGAGGATCAAGATTTAGACAAAAAGGGTATAAAGACTCTAAACCGTTTATAGATGTAGAAGGAAAACCAATGATACGTAGAGTTATAGAAAATTTAAATATAGAGTTTGATAAAAACTTTAAGTTTATAATTTTATGTCAAAAAGCTGATTATGAACAGTATGATTTTTCTATATTCAACGAAATAATAGGACATGATAATATAGAAATAATTAAACTAAATGGAATAACTGAAGGTGCTGCTTGTACTTTACTTACTGCAAAAGAGTTTATTAATAATCGTGTTCCTCTACTAAGTTTTAACTCAGATCAAATGATTGACTACAATCCTAGTGAAACCTTTAGTAGGTTAAGTCTACATGATGGAGGTATGCCATGCTTTAAAGGCCAAGGACCTAAATGGTCATATGCAAAGACAGATGAAGAAGGATATGTAACTGAAGTAGCAGAAAAGAAACAAATATCTAATGATGCTACTGCTGGGTACTACTACTGGAATAGAGGATCTGATTTTGTAAAGTATGCTGAACAGATGATAGAAGCAAACGATAGACTCAATAATGAATTTTATGTAGCACCAGTTTATAATTACGCTATTAAAGATGGAAGACGTATAGTAATTACTCAAGTCGATAATATATACCAAATGGGAACACCAGAAGATTTACAAGACTACTTGCATGGCAGAAAATAAAGATACATTTTTAAATCACAGAAAGAAGCAAGAGAAATTACATTTCAGTAATGTAGATACCTCTAACCCTTTAAGTTCACTGCTAACAGTAGAAATAAATACTACTGAATTATGTAATAGAACGTGTGTGTTCTGTCCTAGACACGATAAAGATGTTTATCCTAATAGGAATTTGAATATGTCTTTGCAAACAGCTGAAGCAATTGCTAATAATTTAAGTTTGGATAATTATAAAGGTAAAATTTCTTATAGTGGGTTTAGTGAAAACTTACTCAATAAACAATTTGCTGGAATTATAAAAATTTTAAAAGATAAATTACCAGATACTACAGCTGAATGTAATACTAACGGAGATAAACTTACACCGGAATATGCTAAACAACTTTTTAATTCTGGTTTAGATTTGCTTTACATAAATCTTTATGACGGAATAGATCAGATAGAGAAGTTTGATAATATCATGAAAGGTATAGATAAATCTAAGTATAGATATAGAGCTCATTATTCGCAAGCTGATTATGGACTTAATCTTAACAATAGAGGAGGATCTATTACTTGGTTAGGTATGGATGAAGAGTCTGTTGATAAACTTAAGGGTCAACCTTGTCATTATCCTTTCTATAAAATGTTTGTAGACTGGGATGGAGAAGTTATATTTTGCGCAAACGATTGGCAAAAAGAACGAAAAGTAGGAAATCTTGCTAAACAAAGATTAAAAGAAGTATGGTTAGGAGAAGATTTAAACGTTATAAGAAAAAGACTTGTAAAAGGAGATCGTTCTGAAAGCCCTTGTAATAAATGCACAGTTAACGGGCAGTTATTCGGGAAACCAAGTTTTGAAATATTAAAAAATAGTTTATGAAAATTTCAATAACAAATAGTTATAGAGGATTAGGATTAGAAATAGCAAAACGATTTAATCACGTAGTAGACGGTTTTGACGAGACTAGCGATGTATTTATTAATAACAGACATAATAGCTTCAGTCAAACTGAACTTCTTATGGAGGTATTTGATAAATGGAAAGATACTGATAAAACGATAGTTAATATCATCAGTAGAAGTAAGTACCCTAATATATCAAAAGGTTATTTATACTCTGCTTCTAAAGCAGCATTAAGTCATCTATCTAATAATTTACGGTTAAACAGTGATAAAAAATGCAGAATTATAGATATTAACCCAGGGTTATTAGAATCAGATTTACCTTCCTTAAAGTATAGAGAAATAGTTGATGCTATTGAGTATTGTATTTACCTTCCATCTCATATTGAGGTAGGAGAATTATCAATATGGCATAAAACTCCATATAGTCAAATATCAAAAATGAAAGATGAAAGAAAATCTTAACATATACATAGGATACGATTCAAGGCAAGATAAAGATCCTTTAGGAAAAGGTATAATTAATCCTCCTTATGAAGTCTGTAAAGCATCTATAAGAAACTATAACAGTAGAGTCAAGATAATACCTCTAAAGTTAGATGAATTAATAAACAAAGGAATTTATAGTAGAGAAAAAGATCCTTTAGCATCTACTGAATTTACATATTCAAGATTTTTAGTTCCTTATCTGAACAATTATCAAGGAAAAGCATTATTTTGTGATTCAGATTTTCTATGGCAAACAGATATTACCGATGTGTTAAAGTACTTTGATTCTAAATACTCTGTTATGTGCTGTCAACATGAATATACTCCAAGTAATAATACTAAAATGGATGGGCTTAAGCAGACAGTATACCCGAGAAAAAACTGGTCAAGCTTAATGTTATTTAATTGTTCAGACAAACACTGTAAGGATTTGATTCCCGAAGTAATAAATAATGAATCGCCAAAATACCTACACCGTATGATGTGGACAGAAGATGAAAAAATTGGTAGTATACCTTTAGAGTATAATTGGCTAGAAGGAGATTATGATAGCTCTGTTAACCCTAAAGCTATACACTTTACTAACGGAGGACCATGGCACGATACATGGAAAGGTGACTATAAACTAAACTGGATGAACCAATATGAAATGTTATAATGAAATGGTGGAAAGGAATATTTAATGATCTTAAACCATACGATACATTATCTATGGATAACGTACTGTATAGGTATCTATCAGGATTAAAAGCTTTTGAAGAATACCAAGGTGTGTATGATGAAGGTTACTTTTTTGTTAATATCCATAAATCTCAACATAAGTATAATGAGCTAAAGGAATTCCATGAAAAATATAACTCTCCTTTTTGTGATCTTGATGATTTTAAATTACATGGACAATACTATGAACCCAATAAGAAAATTGCTTATGGATTAAAGCAGTATAAAAATTTTGACAAGCCTGAATATCATACTACCTTAAAATTTAAAGGTCAAACTAGTAATTATAACGGTAGAGACGGACAAATAAGAGGTGGCTTTGCTACTCCTAGTTTATATGAGTACTACTATAAGCCTAAAGCAGAAAATAGAATCACAGGAGAATGGCTATATCAAGAAATTCCTCATTCTATAATTTATAATAACTTAAAAACTACTACAAATGGGGTTGATATAACCTACTCTAAGAAATTTGTAAACGAAGTAACTGATACTATAGGATGGGACGATATAGAAGAAGTAAAAAAAGTAGTAGATAAGTATGATATTAAATACCCGGATTGGAGTCATGATTTTCCAATCAACGGATTTATGCAAATGAGAAAAGAAGGTATTTTATTTCCTGCTATATGGACTTTTTTTCGTAAATTAGTATATCATAGCTTTCATAGAATGATTATGACATCTTTTAATAGTATGAACTTTCCTTTTATTATTCCTATACCTTGTGGTATGAGAAAATGGACTGGGCAGTCATTAGAACCTAATTTTTTTAATAAAGGAGAATATAAGTATCTAAATTTTCATTTTGATTTAGATAAAAAACAAACTGAATTTGAGTTTACTACTAAATGCTTAAAGTTTAAAGATAAGTACGTTTAATGAGCAACAAACCTATAACATATGCTTACTTAGAAACTACTAACTACTGTAACTTACAGTGTTCTTTTTGTAACAGAGACGAGGTTATTGGGGCATTACAGCATATGCCACTATCAAAATATAGAAAGATGTTAGACGGTCTTAAACATCACCCTATAAAAGAAGCTAAACTTATGGGAATGGGTGAACCAATGCTTCATCCTCAATTTGATGAAATATGTAAACTCTTTAAAGAATATTTTCCTAATGCTTTCCTAATAGTTGCTACTAATTGTCAATATAACATAGGTGAAGGTAGACCATTGAGAGAGCGATTTCAAAATGCATTACAGTATATAGATTTACTTTACTTCTCTATTGATGGATATGATAAAAGTTACGAAAGAGACCGTTCTCCTGCAAAATGGAGTAGGTTACTGTCTTTTTTAGCTAATTTTAAAGACATAGATAGAAAAGGATGTAAAGTAACCTGTAATTATGTCGTGAATCCCCAAAACGTCAGTGATATACAGAAAGTAAATGACGAAATAGTCAATGGATACGGATTAGAAGAATTACGTTTAAATATTGCACAAGATTGGAGTGAAAATAAATCTCTTCCTGGTGGTTATACATTAGATCAAATCGATTACTTAAGAAAAAGTTGGAAAGACAATATTAAAGGCAAAAGTCAATGGGACTTTAGTGATTGTTTCTGGGTAGAAGAAGGTATATATACTACAGTAGAAGGACATGTTAAAATGTGCTGTATGAACACGGGTGCTAAACCATTCGGCAATCTATTTGAAAGTTCTATAGAAGAAATTAGAGAATCTAAAGACTATAAAGCAGTAAAAAGTGGATGCTCTACAAATAAACCTACAAGTCACTGTAAAAATTGTTCATATAAAGAACTCACACCTATTTTAACTCAAATTAGAAATTAAATGAAAAAACATTTAAAAGACGTATATAGAAAATGTAATCAAGAAGATAAAACCCTACATAAATATGTACTTACTCAGAATGAAAGAAACTACCCTATTCCTGATACTCAGTTAAAAGAATTTTTTAGTAGTTTAAAACAAACAGATATATGCTTCTACCCTAATACATCTAGACTTAAAGATAAAATATGTAGTTACTACGATATCAAAGTAGAAAACTTACTATTAACACCTGGTTCAACTTTTGCTATTAAAACTATTTTTGAAACTTTTGATGTTAAAGGAAATAATATAGTTTCTTCTGATTATTGTTTTCCAATGTACAAAGTATTTAGTGAATTATACCAAGTAGAACTCAGAAAAGCTAAATATAAAAGTACAAAATTAAATATTAATGACCTTCTATACTTAATTGATAATAAAACTAAATTTATTATTTTAGCTAATCCTAATTCTCCATTAGGAGACTTATATACAGAAGGCCAAATAATTACTTTGCTAGAGACTGGCAAAACAGTTATAATTGATGAAGCTTATATAGAGTTTACGGAACAAGATAGCTGTATACACTTAGTAAAAAAATATCCAAACTTAATAGTCACAAAGACATTTTCAAAAGCTTATGGAGCAGCAGGCTGTAGAGTAGGATTTCTAGTTGGAAGTAAAGAAAATTTAGAATACCTTTCAAAATTTAGAGCCATGTATGAAATAAATGGAGTAGGAGCTAAGTATACTGAATTTATTCTTGATAATATAAATGACTACAACTCTTATATTAAAAAGACTTATACTGATAAAAAAATAGCAATCAAACAACTTAAAAAATTAAAGCATACGATTATAGATACTGATGCTAGTTGGTTTTTTGTTAAAAGATGGGATAAAGTAGATAACTTAAAAAAGTTTAATGATTTAGGAATGTCTTTTAGAACAGTTATACTTCCTGATGGAATAGAATATATTAAATTTAATTACGATTTAAAGTTACATTATGATCAACCTGACCCCTTCAAGTCATAAAGTTATAGACACAGTACTTGCTACTACCGATATATACCACTGTGATGACTTTGACCTAAAATATGCTGTATCACAGTATCGTTATTTTGATTATGAAACCCTAGTAAATAATATTAGATTCAACACACTATACGGTACTGACGGGTTTAATACTACCATAAATCAATATTATAGCTTTGCCTCTAGAATATTAGAATTTTCTTTATACGGTGATCAACCATTAGCTTTAAGACATAAGTTCAATATGATTGAAACACTCATATCAAATGATATGAAAACTAACCTACCCTCTCATTTCTCAGTAAAACCTACTTTTAAAAATGAGACTATAAAACTTTCTGATCTTTATACTAGAAGGAAAGAATTTAGCTCTATCGTTCATCCTGGTTTTACTAGATTTAATGGAGCGATATTTTTAAACGGTAACCTTAAGAACGTTTTTATCTATGTAAATAAAGAACATAATATAGTATTTGAAAAAGAAGACTGTATTACAAAAATTCAAACTAAAGATCAACTAGTCGAGTATTACCAACCTACAAAAAAAGTTGAAGATTATACAATAGATTTTTTTGTTCCTGATCTTTTAAAACCTGAACTCGAAGGAGTAAAACAGCATAAGGAAACATCTACTAATATTTTAAAAGCAAATAATATAAACCAAAATACTGGAAGTATACATCCTTCTTCTTTCTACAGACAAAGTACATTTAGAAGTTTTAATAAATTTAGTAGAGTTTTTTTTAACAGCAGAATAAAGATTTATACGAATGAAGAGTACTTATCTCAAAAGTTCCGCAATATTGAAAATAAGTTTAGTAAATTTCTTTTTGGAGATGGAAGTAAATTAAGAGACGGTTTTGTTAATTGGAATAGAGAACACTACTTGCAGTTAATTGATCCTGGTATGATTAAAGAAATGGAATTAAACTCTAAAGAAGATAAATTCTATAAATCTATCTATAAAGGTTTATGTGACTATTCTAGAGATAATCGGAAGTATTTAGAAGAGCCAAATTTTTATAACCCTACTCTTAGTTTAGGTAATGCTGAAGTTATTCAAGCAGATATACAATCTATTAATCTACAAAACACAGTAGCAAAAAATAATTATAAAGGAATAGTTGTAATTTTATCTAAGAATCTCCCAGACACTAGGTTATTTGCAGAATTACTTATGATTACAAATATTAATAGCGCAGTTACTAAAACAAGAGACAATAGCTTACAGATTATAAATTGTGAACATGAGTTCTGGAAAACTAAAGCAAATTATAAAGAAACATTAATTAATAATTCATTTTTTGAAATATGAAAACTATAGGATTTTTAACCCCATTTAATCATTTACCTAACTTTAGCAAATATGTAAAAGCTAATTTCAAATGCATCAGCATGGTAGGGTTACCAAAAGACCAGCTTAATATATTTAAAAGCGTTGATTATTTATTTGCCGCTCCTAACTACTTAAAGTATATTATAGAGGATAAAGATATAGAAGAATCTAGTATAAAAGGGATTATTACTCCATCTACTGGCGACAATCATATAAACGTCTCTATACCGGTTATATCGATAAAGAATGATAGTATATTAGAACAAATTCATTCTACCGCAGAACATAACTTATATCTTTGTTTGGCCATTCCCAGACAGATAGGTACTATAGTTGAATTGAAAGAAAAAACTTTAGGTATACTAGGATACGGTAGATTAGGAAAAATATTAGAGAAAATAACTAAACCTATATTTAAACAGGTATTAAAAGCTGATATAGATTTTGTAGATAATAATTTTTTTAGTGATACTGATTTTTTATCTATTAATATAGATTACAAAGATGTAAATATAAATTATATAAACGAAGAATTTGTTGGAAAATTCAAAAATAATATCTATATTGTAAATACTAGTCGTGGTGAAGTAGTAGATGAAGTAGATATACTTAAAGGACTGTACGAAGGTAAAGTACTAGGTTATGCTACCGACGTAATTAAAGAAGAACATACTTCTAAAGCAACAGCTCTAAAGATAGAGAACCATAATAGTATTCTTATTACACCTCATATAGGTGGAACAGCAATAGAAGCACAAGAAAAAGCATATAAAAGAGTAATAGAAAAGTTAAATGAAACTAATATCTGAACTTTGTCAAAATCATAACGGTAATTTAGAGACTTTAGAGTCAATGATAAAAACTGCTGCAGTATGTAGTGATATAGTTAAAATACAAACCATATATGCTAGTAATCTTACCTATAGAGAAAACTACGAAGATTATAGACCGTATGAACCTGAATATGAGAGACTAAAAGGATTAGAACTTAGCAGAAAAGACGAAGAGCTTTTTATATTTAAATGTATGGAGTATGGAGTTGAGTCTATGACTACTATTTTTGTACCACAACATGCTCCTAGATTTAATGAATTAGGATATGATAACTTAAAAATATCTGGTTATTCAATACCTGCTTTTGATTACGGTAAAAAGTTAAAAGCCTTTAAATTTAAAAGATTATTTTTTTCTACTTCTAGTTTATCTCTAGAAGAAATAAAATTAACTATAAAAAACTTAAACGAAATGGGAATAGAGTATTATATGATGCAGTGCACATGTATATACCCTACCCCTTTAGATAGACTTAATTTACAGAATATAGATTTTTATAGAGCATTAGGAGTTAAAAATGTAGGACTAAGTGATCATTCTAACCCTCATGAAGATAAATTACTTTCTTCTAAGCTTGCTATATTTCAAGGTATAGACGTTTTAGAAAGACATTTTACTATTTTAGACATTAATGATACTAGAGACGGAAAAGTTTCTGTAACCCCTAAAATGCTATCAAACTTAAGGAAGTTTAGTAAAATGTCAAAAGAAGATCAATATAGGGAACTTAACAAGTTTAACGATCAGCAAATATTTAATCACGATTATTATAGAGAAAGATTCAAATGAGTAGTATAAAGTTAATTATTTTTGATTTAGATGGAGTTTTAATTGAAACAAAACATCTACACTTTAAAGCATTAAATGAAGCGTTAGGAGAATATGCTTTTGATTGGGCTGAACATCTTGCTGTTTATGATGGTTTAACTACCAAACAAAAACTCAAAGTACTATCTCAAAACAAAGGATTACCTGTTGAAAAGCATAATGAAATATGGAAAAAGAAACAGTTAATTACTTTTGAAATGTTGAGAGACATTAAACCTGACCCTAGATTACAGACTATTATGTCTGCTTTATCTAAAAAAGGTTTTAAAATGGGATTATGTACCAACTCTATACGTAAGACTGCTATAACAGTTTTAGCTAAATTAGGATTAGCTGAATATATGGACTTTATACTTTCAGGAGAGGATGTTACTAACCCTAAACCTCATCCAGAAATATACTGGACAGCAATATCTAAAATGAGTGTACTACCAGAAGAAACTCTTATAGTAGAAGATTCGCCTTATGGATTACTTGCAGCTTCCAGAAGTAAGTCTTACATTTACAGAGTAAAAAACCCATCGGAAGTAGTTGTAAACAAAATTATAAGTAAAATAGAAGAGATAGATATGGGAGAAAAACAATCTATACCGGCATGGAGAGATGAAAACCTCAACGTTCTTATTCCTATGGCAGGAGCTGGAAGTAGATTTGAGCAAGCAGGATATACATTTCCTAAACCTTTAATTGATGTTAAAGGTAAACCTATGATTCAAGTTGTTACTGAGAATTTAAACATTAAAGCTAATTTTATTTATGTAGTACAGAAACAACACAGAGAAAAATATAATTTAGATACTCTACTTAATTTAATAACTCCAAAATGTAAAATAGTAGAAGTAGGCGGAGTAACTGAAGGAGCAGCCTGTACTGCTTTATTAGCTAAGAAATATATAGACAACAATAATCCTTTATTCTTTGCCAACTCAGATCAGTTTGTAGAGTGGGATTCAAATGAGTTTTTATATAAAATGAATGAAACAGATGCTGATGGAGGTATAGTTACTTTTAAAGCCACTCACCCTAAATGGTCGTTTGCTAAAATTAATAAAGCAGGGCTGGTTACAGAAGTTGCCGAAAAAAATCCTATTTCTGATACAGCAACAGTTGGTTATTACTATTGGAAGAAAGGTTCTGATTTTGTTAAGTATGCTGAAAAAATGATTGAAAAAGATATTAGAGTAAACAATGAGTTTTATGTTTGTCCTGTATTCAATCAAGCTATTGAAGATGGAAAAGAGATTCGTACCTTCGATATTACTAAGATGTGGGGATTAGGCACACCTGAAGATTTAAAATATTATTTAGAAAATAATGATTCTAATTTCTCATAGAGGTAATATAAACGGTAAGGATGAATCTAAAGAAAATAAACCATCTTACATAGTAGATGCTATAAGAAAAGGTTATAACGTTGAAGTAGACTTTTGGTATGACAACGGTAAGTTTGTTTTAGGTCATGATGAACCACAGTATTCTATACCTCTTGATTTTATCGAAAACTACTATAGGTATTTATGGATACATTGTAAAAACCATGATGCTTTATCTAAGTTAGTAGAAATAGATAGAGGAGGAGTATATTTTAATTACTTTTGGCATGATACAGATGACGTTATTATTACATCAAAAGGTTATATGTGGGCTAATCCTGGTACCTATATAGAAGGAAGTATAGCAGTAATGCCTGAATATAAAAAAGATAAGATAGAAGGTAGATTAGGAGTATGTTCAGATTACATTATAAATTATGAGTAAAGCAGTTTTTATATCTGGCTTTTTATACGGACTGTCAGATAATATTATTCCATTTTTAGATAAAGATACTGATCTATTTGTTCATTCTTGGCAAACAGAAGAGAATAGCAGATGGATAAAAAAATTAGAGAGATATAAAAAATACTGTAATGAAACAACCTTTCTATTTACTAAACCTGAACATAAAAGAAAGAGAATATCTTACTTACAGTCTACTTGGTATGCTACTAACTTAATTAAAGACCCGTATAAATACAAATCTATAGTTAAATTTAAACCAGATTTAGATACAGACGTTATTACATATAAAGAAGATATGAAGAATAGTTTTAGAAAAGCATATCTTCAAAATCAACCTCTATTAAATGAAACTACAAAAGAGGAATGTGTTTATGGTTATATTCATTACAAAGCTATAGATGAAAGAGTTTTTACTTGTTATCCACACGTTATTAATAAAATGTTTCAAGACGATGGAACAAGGAGTTACCATAGAGGATTTATGAAAGAAGCTATACAATTAGATAAAAAGCTTCAGTACTGGATAGCAAAAGAGTACGAAGGTAGTTTGCTATGGAGTGAATTATTTGAATACTATAATATAGAACTTATACAAGATATAAATTTAAAATTACCAAATAACAAACAATGGCAATAAAAAGAAGTATAAAACTAGAAGAATCTGAAACAGAGGCTATTTTAAACATTCAAAAAAGAGAAACTTTAATCGATCAAGAATGTGCAGAAATAAAAAAAACTGAACTATCTATAGAAAGAAGGATAGAAGCTGTAAAAGGTTTTATGTCAAAGACAGAACAAATGAAAGTTGAGCTAGGAAAAGACCTTACGTTAAAATATGGAAAAGGTGCTGTTGATTCTGCAAAAGGCTTATTTGTTCCTCTATAATTTTCGAATAATGTAGTCTATTTATATAAGACGACGAATACTCTTTTCATAAGAGGTTTTTCGAGTATTACAATATATTTATTAATAGACATAAATTAAATTTAACCTAACATGGCAGAAACTATAATCTCCCCAGGTGTATTTACAAGAGAAAATGATATTTCTTTTATAACCCCAGCACCAACAGAAGTAGGAGCATGTATAATAGGACCAGCAGTAAAAGGACCGGTAGAAATTCCTACTGTCGTTACTTCCTATAATGAATATGTAAGAGTATTCGGAGATACATTTGAATCCGCTTCTACTAATCAAGAATTTTTAACTTCTATAGCCGCTAAAAACTATTTTTCTCAAGGAGGAAATAACTTATTAGTAGCAAGAGTTGTAACAGGTTCATTCACAGCAGCAAGCAGTACTCATATATCTGCTTCTGATAACGGAAGTAACCAACCTTTCCAATTAGAGACTATTGGTAAAGGAGCAATTTATAATAACGCTACAGGTTCAACTGCTATACTAGGAGAACAAAATAGCGATTCATCTATCGTATCTGGATCAAGTGACAATTTGAGATGGGAGATCTCAAACGTAAGCGAAGCAAAAGGTACATTTACTGTTTCTGTTAGAAGAGGAGATGATAATTTAAAAAATAAGATTGTATTAGAAACATTTAATAATGTTGATCTAGATCCTAACTCACCTAACTATATTGAAAAAGTAATCGGTAATCAGTCACAAGCTATTGCTGGTACTAACGATCATGTAGTAACTTCAGGAGAGTATGTAAATAGATCAAAATACATTAGAGTAAGTGCTGTTAATCTTCCTACTATCAATTACATTGGTAACAATGGAGCAAGAAGAGTTGGAGCACATACAGGTTCATTACCGACTGCACAATCAGGAGCGTTCTTTGATGCTGATGGAGAGATTGTTCATGCAGGTATGAAGTTCTTTGATAATATTAATGCTAATTCACAAGGATTAGGCACTGGTGACTATACTAATATTATTACTTTACTAAATAATGCAGACGATTATAAATTTAATGTAATATCTGCACCAGGTATAGTAGATAATTATCACGGAGCTACAGTAGACGGATTAATTGACTTAGCAGAAAGCAGAGGAGACTGTATCGCAGTAGTAGATTTATATGCACACGGAGCTACAGTATCTAACGTAACAGGTCAAGCTGATACATTAAATAGTTCTTATGCAGCGGCATACTGGCCTTGGCTACAAACAGATTCAGCAACAGGTAAGAATGTATTCGTACCAGCTTCAACATTTATTCCAGGAGTATATGCATTTACAGATGGAGCTAACGCACCATGGTTTGCACCTGCAGGATTAGTAAGAGGAGGTTTAGCTGGAGTAATTCAAGCAGAAAGAAGATTATCTCGTACACAAAGAGATACTTTATATGATGCAAAGGTAAACCCAATAGCTTCTTTCCCTGGAAGTGGAATAGCAGTATTTGGTCAAAAGACTTTACAAACTAAAGCTTCTGCTTTAGATAGAGTAAATGTAAGAAGATTATTAATAGACTTAAAAGAGTTTATTGGTAACCAAGCACAGAACTTAGTATTTGAACAAAATACAGTAAATACAAGAAATAAATTCTTAGCTGCAGTTAATCCATATTTAGACTCAGTAGTACAAAGACAAGGTCTTTTCGCATACAGAGTAACAATGGACGATAGTAATAATACAGCAGATGTAGTAGATAGAAACCAATTAGTAGGTCAGATATTTATACAGCCAGCTAAAACAGCAGAATTTATAGTACTAGACTTCACAGTTGAACCGACAGGAGCATCTTTTGGAGCATAATAAAATAAATAACTATTTATAATAAATTAATAACATAAAATGGCAGTATTAGACCCAAATGAAATAATGTTCAGAGCGTTTGAGCCGAAAGTGCAAAATAGATTTGCCCTTTTTATAGACGGTATTCCTTCGTTTATGGTCAAGCAAGTATCGTCTCCGAACTTTACTGACGAAGTAATAAAATTAGACCATATCAACTCTTATAGAAAGATTCGTGGAAAGAGAGAGTGGGGAGATATAGATATGACTCTATATGATCCAATCACACCATCAGGTGCGCAAGCAGTAATGGAGTGGGCTCGTTTATCTTATGAATCAGTAACAGGAAGAGCTGGATATTCAGACTTCTATAAAAAAGACTTAACTTTAAACGTATTAGGTCCTGTTGGGGATATAATCGGTGAATGGGTTATCAAAGGAGCATTTATTCAAAATGCTGACTTCGGACAGTATGATTGGTCTAATTCTGAAGTAGTTGACCTTAACTTAACCGTATCAATGGATTATTGTATACTGAACTTCTAATATACTACCACATATATATCTTAGAACCCGGCATTTAGTCGGGTTTTTTGTTTGTCGCATAATTTATTTTTCGTATATTTATATAAAAGACAAGTTATATTAAATAAAATTTATGGAATCAAAATTTACTCTACCTACTGAAACAGTAGAACTACCTTCAAAAGGCTTATTATACCCAAAAGAATCCCCTTTAAGCAAAGGTGAGGTTGAAATGAAGTATATGACTGCAAAAGAAGAAGATATTCTTACTAATGCAAATTACATTACTAAAGGTAATGTTATAGATAAACTAGTTGAGTCTTTATTAGTAGATAAAACTATTAATATAGATGATATTTTGATAGGAGATAAAAATGCTTTAATGATAGCAGTTAGACTTTTATCATACGGTAAAGATTATAATATTAAGTATGGAAATGAATCTATCGTAGTTGATTTAACTAAATTAAAACACGTTAAAGTAGATTACAGTTTATTTCAAGAAGGTAAAAACGAATTTGAGTTTAAATTACCTAATACCGATAATATAGTCACTATAAAATGTCTTTCTACTAAAGACGAAACATTAATTTCTAAAGAGATAGAAGGTAATCAAAAAATAAATAAAGAACGTAATACTTCTTCAACATCAAGATTAAAACACCTTATTACATCAGTAAATGGTTTAAAAGAAACAAAAGACATTAGAGAATTTGTTGATAAGTTTCTATTAGCTAAAGATGCTAGGGCTATAAGAACATTCTATAAAAGTATTAACCCAGATATTGATCTTACATATACATTTACAAATTCTATGGGCGGTGAGGAGGACGTCATTGTCCCTATAGGACTTGACTTTTTTTGGCCTGACGCCTGAACATAGGCAAAATATTTTTACACAAATTCACGAAATTGTATTTAACGGTAATGGAGGTTATACCTGGTACGATGTATATAATATGCCTATTTGGCTAAGAAAATTTACTTTTCAGAAAATACAAAGTCATTTCGATGATTTAGCTGAACAAAATAAATCTAAGAGCCCTAAAAACAAAAAAACCTTCGGGCCAGATATAAAACCTTCCTTTACTGCAAAGGCGTCTAAAAAATAGACGTCTTTCCTATTTATAACATATACTACAGTATGGCTATAGATCCTAAAAACAAAAAAACTATTGACGAAACAACGGCATACGTACAAGATACTCTCTTAAACGTAGGGTCTCAAATTGCCGGTACTATAAAAGACTCAATCGAAACAGCTTTTGATGGAGCTCAAGCTGGGGCAATAAAAACTATATCTAATGATATTAATAGGGCTTTTAACAGTTTAGTTAAATCTTCCAGTCAATTTTCTGCAAATCAATATAAGATAGAACAAGGACTCTTGTCCTCTAAAGATATTACCAGAGACTTACAGAATTTAGCCATTAAAAGAATAGAGTTACAAGGTAAATTAGATGCAGCACAGAAGATTACGGGTAAGAACTTAACAGCAGCCCAGAAACGTGGTTTAAAAGCAGCAAATAAAGCACTTGATATAGAAGAAGAGGCATTAAACGCATCAAAAGCAAAAATAGAAGAGATAGAAAAGAGAATGGGTATAACCGGCGAAATCTTTAGTAGATTAGGTAAAACTAAATTCTTCGGAGGGTTAGTAAACGCATCAGGAGCTACAGAAAATATGCGTAAAGCTGCTGTTGGGGGTAAAAAAGGATTTGATTTAATGTTAGTTGGAGTAAAATCTATGGGTAAAGCTTTAAAAATAGGACCTTTAGCAATTCTTACAGGATTAGTTAAAATAGCTCAATTCTTTGTTGAGACAGTGTTTGCTGCAGATGAACAAGCTGTCAAAGTAGCAAAAGCATTTGGTGTTACAAAAGAACAAGGTCGAGCTATAGTACAGAATCTACAAAATCAAAATAACTATTTAACTAAAGCGTTATACACTACTAAAGATCTAATTGCTGCTCAACAACAATTAGTTGATTTTCAAGGAGCTTTTACTTTTTCACAAGGAAAATCAATTGAAAATGTAGCTACTCTTACAAAAAAATTAGGTTTAGCGGGCAATGAAGCAGCTTACTTAGATACATTATTTACTAATCAGGGCCTTACAACTGAAGAAGTTTTCAATAATACAAACGCAACAGCTGTAGCTACTGCTGAAAATAACGGATATTTAATTTCTGCCCAATCAATATTTAAAGAATTAGGGAAAACCTCAGCATCCATATTAGCAAATTTTGGAAATTCTGGTAAAGAATTAACAGCTGCTGTACTGCAAACTAGAAGATTTGGAGTGTCTCTAACTCAAGCTGCTAATGTAGCAGATAGTTTATTAGACTTTGAACAATCTATAGGCGCTGAATTAGAAGCTGAACTTTTAACTGGAAAACAATTTACTTTTGAAAGAGCTAGAGCTTTAGCTGCTACAGGTGATATAGCTGGAGCTACAGCGGAGGTACTAAAACAGACTCAAAATCTAACTGATGAACAGTTAAGAAGTCCGATGATTCAACAATCCTTAGCTAAAGCAACAGGATTAAATGCGGATGAATTAGTTAAGTCTATACAAATTACTAGAGCTCTTAATAGAGCAACAAAAGAAACACAAGATTTATATAAAAATGCTGCTAGTCAAACCGAAAAAATTGCAATACAAGAAGGTATACTTAGAGGAGCATCATTTAAGGAAATAAAAGCGAATATAACTGCACAGGAACAATTTAATAATGCTCTTGAAAATGCTAAGCAACAATTTACAAACTTAGTAAGTACCGGATTTTTAGATACGCTTACAAGTCTATTACCGAAAGCCTTAAAGATGTTAGCTTTTCTTACCGGACAGAGTGATGTATACGAAAGGAATCAACGTGTTCAAGGATTAATGCAGCAAGAAAATTCTGCAACTGGACAAAAGTATACTGCTGAAGAAGCACAAAAAATAATGACCGCTTACGAATCTGCTATGAGAAAACATACGGAGATGACTAGACTTATAACCAGTAGTCGTAGTGGATATATATCGCAAAATGTCAGAGATAGCTACGCATTAAGTGATGAAGAAAAATCTGCAAAAGCACAAGTTAATAAAATTAATGTTAATGACTTTACAATAAAGTCTAACCCTAAAGATACCTTAGTAATGGCTGGTGGTACTAAATTTGGTAATGAAACAAACTCTCTTCTTAAAAGATTAATATCAGCAGTAGAAAAAGGAGCAACTATAAACTTAGAAGGTAGAAAAGTTGGCGAAACATTAGTAATGTCAAGCTATAAAAGTTAACATATGTCAATATTAAAAAACTATACCGAAGGCAAAACTCAGCTTAATAAACTTAAGTACGGAACTTTTAATGTAGGTAATGAACCTATAATTCAAAAGACTATTCCGTCTACTATAGAAGAGCAAGGAGAAAAATCTACTCAAGGAAGTAAAAGAGGAGATGATTTAGCCAGAATAGCTTCACTTATGACTAGAGCTCAAGGATTAAGTTACTTATCTAATGAAGCTCAATTAGGAAGAGTACGAATAAAAGGTAAAGCTCAAGAAGAACAAGGTTCAAGTTTACTAGGTAATTTATTAGGTGGGAGTGTTAATGCTGCTAGAGTACTCGGTTCTACATTAGCACAAGTTCCTGTTAATGGCACAGGTATCCACTTTGTTAAAGGCTTTCAGAGAAACTCTCATTACTTAGGTAGAAACTATGCCGGTGAAGTAAAAGAAGGCGGTAGGTATGTTAATGCATTTGAAAAAGAAGATGATAGATTTACATTAAAAACTCAAACAACTTCTATAGAAATTAAAAAACAGGGTGAAGATGGACAATTGCTGACCTCTCCTTTTACTTACCCAGGTCAAGTAGCACCCGAAAGAATGGCTCAACCTACTATACCTAGAAAAATAGAAAATAGAGTAGGGTTAGGAAATATCGGGAATATGACTGATAAAAATGGAAAATTGAAAAAATCCAAATTTTCAAAAGATGTTTCTCCATTTGATCTTGATAGAATAAACGCATTAGAACCATTTGAAGGTAACTTCGCAGAATTTAAAGCTAATATAGATTACAGAGATTTAGTTAAATTTAGATTCGAAGTTATAGATTCAGATAATACTGGGCAAAATACATTTTTAGTATTTAGAGCTTTAATAGATTCTATAGACGATAGCCATACAGCTGATTGGACTTCTACTAATTATATTGGTAGAGGTGAACCTTTTTATAATTATTTAAGTTCTCAAAGATCGGTAAGTATTTCTTTTAAAGTCGCTGCTATGACTAGACATGAATTAAAACCTATCTACAATAAACTAAATAACTTAATATCTACAACATCTCCTACCTATAACAAAGATGGATTTATGAGAGGTACTTTTACAAAATTAACTGTAGGTAGCTTTTTTTATGAATTACCAGGATTTGTAGAATCTATAGATTTATCTTGGAATACAACATACCCATGGGAAATAGCAATGACTGAACCAGAAAATGGAGACTCAGATTCTGATGTACAAGAATTACCTATGGTATTAGATGTAAGTCTAAGCTTTAGACCAGTTCATAATTTTATTCCAGAAACTGGTAATAAACCTTTTTTAACTAATCCTAAAAAAAAGCCTTTTAATTAATGAGACGATATAAAGATATAGATAAATATAAAACTAAAGAAGGTATAAGTTATATTACTAACCCTATATATCCTTCTATTCCGGAATCTGAAGACGATATATACATTATTGCTTCGGTAAGCGATAGATACGATAAACTTGCATCTCAATATTATAATGATTCTACCTTATGGTGGATTATAGCTTCTTCTAACAATCATCAAAAAGCTTCTCTTAACCCTACACCAGGTGCTCAAATAAGAATACCTGCTTCTAAGGAATTAGCTTTACAGTTATATGATGATATAAATTCTTCAAGATAAATGTCATTAGGTTGGTCTACAGATTCTACTATATACAGTAATATACAAGAAAGCGTCAAACTACAATTAGAGGCTAGAAAAAGTATAGTTAGTAAACGAGATACTAAACGAACTGATAGTGACTTACTATTTCTTAATAGTAGAACTAGCTGGGTAAAATTATCTTCTGGAGTAGATCAAAAAGATGTAACAGCACCAGTAAGTTCTCAGCAATTAGAACAATCGATACTTAGAGGGGAACGTGCAGTTGGGACTACAAACAAATTAGCTAAAGAGAATATTCTTTTTGGTGGAACCTATAATGGAAAACTTAAACAGGGTTTTACCCAAGATAGTAATAGTTCTTATGGACACAGTAACGAGTACGGATTTAAACCCATGGCTGGTATTACTAATGTAGCTATTAAAACTCAAGGATCTTTTGGAACTATAAAAAAAGCAACAGTAAATTTTCAAGTTAATAGTCTAGATGATTTAGAGAAATTCGAAAAACTTTATCTTTTACCAGGTTTCTCTATGTTATTAGAATGGGGTCATACATTGATTCTAGATAATGAAACTAAAGAAGTATCCTCAAGTGTTAAAACCTATACAAATTGGTTTGATAATTTAGAGAACAGTGACAAGAAAAAAGATTTACATAGATCAGTAAATATACTTAAAAAACTAAATGAAAAAAGAGGAGAAAATTCGTATAATTATGATGCAATTTTAGGAAGGGTTAGTAACTTTATTTGGAGCTATACAAATGAAGGAGTGTATGATTGTTCTATAGATATAACAGGATATGGAGAATTAACTGAATCTCTATCAGGATTATTTCAACCTGGAGTAAGTGAAGAAGAAAAAGGAGTTGGAGTTTCTAATAAGTTTTACGGGTACCTAGAACTTATAATGAATACAATACCTTTTCCGTGCGAAGATGATAATAATTTATTTGAACCTTTCGATTTAATAAATTATAATGCATATGAAAAAGCAAAAAAAGAAATATTAAGAGAGTTTAATAATGTCTTTATTGCTAACTTAAATGCAGCTAATTCAGACAAAGGCTCTGGCTTAGCTTCTTACAAATATATTACTTTAGGAAGTTTTTTAAACTTTATTAATAATCATTATCAGCTTAAAGATAACGATGTTCCATTCGTAAAGTTCTTTACTAATAATTTTGATACTAAAACTCCTCAAACTAACTATAAAAATAGAACGCCTTTCGTTAGCTTTAATGATCATATTTCTTTTCAACCTGATGTATGTATACTCCCTAAACCTAAGGATTTAAATGCTAGAATTAAAGTTAATATAGCTTCATCTGAATCACTACATAACTGTATAAAAGGTGAAACTAATGATATTTTAAATATTTTAGTAAATGTAAACTTTATAAAAAATATATACTCAGAAGCTATAGCTAATACATCAAAAGAAGCTATAAATATATACGATATCGTAAGAAGTATATTAAATGCAATAAGTTCAAGTACTGGGAATATTAATCAATTAGATTTACATGATTCTGATCAAGTTTACTATGTAGTAGATCGTAACATAATACCTGACAATAACGGAGTAAATACTACTTTTGATTTAGTAGGATTTAAAAGCTTAGCTACTAATATAAGTTTATCAAGTCAGATTCCTTCTAATTTAAGCAACCTTATAGCTATAGCCGCTTCAGCAGGTGGATCAAGTATAACAGAAAATGTATTTAATTTTGATAATTTTTATGATGACGTAGTAGATAGAATTATTCCTACACGTACTCAAGATGATTTTTCAAAAAGTAAACAAGAAAAAGCTGCTCAAGAAAGAAAAAAATTAATAGATAATCTAGAAACAGTAGTAAATTATTTTGGTAGGTTAAATACTAAAAAAATTATTCCTACTACGTCTATGAGTAACATTAAACCAGCTCATCAAGCTGTAATGAATTTATTATTAAAAAATGAAATCATAACAAAAAAAACTAATCCTCCTGGATTAATACCTATACAACTTAGTTTTGATATTTTAGGAATATCCGGTTTGCGAATTACAGATACATTTAATATTGGACCCGGTTTATTGCCGTCTAGATATAAAAACAACGTAAGCTTTACGATAACTGGTATAGATAACAAAATTGAAAGTAATCAATGGATCACATCTATTTCAGCTCTTATGATGATTACCTCAGAATATGAGAAAACTGAAAAAATTGTAGATGATACTTCTGAAATAATATCTTCATTACAACTAATACAAAATGTAGACCAAGAAGATGAAAGTTTATTTCCTAATGCTACTAATTTAAGAAAGAAAATAGAAGGTGAAGTCGATTTTGTAGAAAAAGGATACGAAATAACTTCTAGTGGTAATGATATTACAGCATCAACTGCTAGGGGAGGTATACAGCTCATAAATCAAATTAAGTTTATACAGTCTAGAGAAGGAGTAAAAGATTTAAAATGGAGATTTACTGGCGGTCATGATGAGTTTCATATATTTAATCCTGATCCTCCGAAATCTTCTTTTCATAGAATTGGTAAAGCTTTAGATTTAGCTATACAACAAGATGCAACGATACAACAAATAGAGGTTGCATCTAAAATAGTCGATCAAGCAAGACTTATGGTAAATAATATTACAGGTTACTTAAACGAATACAAAAAACCTTCAGGACATGCTACAGGCGGTCACTGGCACTTTACTTTTAGTTAATATGTACTTACCAAAATCTAAATATAACGTTAAATTTACCAAAGGAGGTGAAATATTTTATGATAACGGTAATGAATATATAGGTTCTTATATAGAAACATTTACCGGAGAAGTCTATACTGGAAAAGCTTTTAATAATAATACAAAAAAACTTACTGACTTTAGGCTAGCTGATGTAAGTAATAATAGTCCTTTAGTATTAAAAAATGATCTTATTAGACCTACTGAAGCAGATTATATAAACGAAAAATTTACTAGGTACTTTATTCAAGATAGAAGAACTAAAGCAGTAGTAGAAGTAAATAAGCAGAATTATAAAAGATTTAACCTATTAAGTTATACTTTATCAGTAGAGGTATCATGGGTTTTAAAAGGACCAGTTGGAAATGTGAATAAAGGACCTTATATTTATTTCGGAGCAGCATCTCAAAATAAAGTAGAGATAGAAAAAGCTGAAAAGACTATCAAAGGGTTATCTCAGATAGTTAAAAATTATGGAGAGTTTGTAGTCTAAGATTTTTATCTTATATTACATAAAAGGTTATATATGTTTTATATTATTGAGACAGACACTCAATTAGAAAGGTTACAGTCATTAGGTAGATTAGGAGGCTATGTTGATATAGTTCCAACTAACTATTATTATCATCCTAAACTTACATCTACAGTAGCAGTTTACCTTAGACCTATCAATAGTAAACATGGATTTATTATTCCTATAGATCATGAGGAAGGACTTAATGTAGATAAAGAGCGTGTCTACGAACTACTTAAAGCGTACACATCACTTTATACATTAGACAAGAAATACCTTTTATATCACTTTAATCTTCAAGGAGCTACGGACTTATCTTTACTTTATTCTATGGTAAAATTTGATAAGTTAGATTATTCTAGAGATTTTTCTTTTATCAATAGTTTTTACAACAAATATAAAAATACAAGTATTACCAATAAATTAATTCCAATATCAAAGTTATATGAAGCGTGCGAAAAGATTTACGAAAAAGTAAAAGATACTATAGAATTAAGTATTCCAAGCGGATTCGATTTTTATAATAAAACTGCAACAAACGTATTCTACTTACTAGAACAGTCAGGATTAGGAATTTATACAGAACAGTTTACAGAAATGTTTACTCCAAGAGAGTTAAAACAGAATACTATCGATGATGTTACCTATACATACTATAACCTATATAATATAACATCAAGACCTACTAATGCTTTTAATTCAGTAAATTATGCTGCTATACCTAAAACTGAAAAGCATAGAAAGAGTTTTAAACCTCAAAATGACTTTTTTGTAGAGTTTGACTTTGACGGATATCATGTTAGGTTACTTTGTGAGCAATTAGGTTATGAATTAACTGACGAATCAGCTCATATGCAACTTGCTAAAAAGTACTTTAAAAAAGAAGTAGTAGGAGACGAAGAATATAGTAAAGCTAAGCAAATTAATTTTCATGCTTTGTACGGTAGAATACCAGAAGAGTATAAAGATGTAGATATCTTTGTTCAAATTCAAAAGTTTATTAATTCCCTATGGATTAAGTATGAAGCACTAGGTGAAGTTGAGAACCCAGTATCGAATAAACCTTTTACAGAAGAGTTAAAAGATATGAATCCACAAAAGCTTATGAATTATTTAATGCAATCGTTGGAAACATCAAGAAATATTCTTATCTTAAAAGATGTATTAAGATATCTACAAAATAAAAAAACAAAAGTAGTACTATATACTTACGATTCACTACTTTTCGACTTTAACAAGGAAGATGGTAAGGATACACTAGAAGAACTTCAGACTATTTTAGAATCTGGTAAAAAATACCCGGTAAAATTTAAATACTCTAAAGATTTATGTTTATGAAACACTTTAATATTTATAACAAATGACAACGGTTGCAGAAAATAGGTTTGATTACGATATCGACCCTATAACATTAAATGAAGATATGAGTAATAAATTATTCTGTACATTCGCTACAGAAGAAACGCTTGAGCCTGTTTTAGAAAACATTCAAGAGCGCTACAACATTATTTACAACAAAATATTTGTACTATACTCCAAAAGTTTAAACGAGTATATCTGTACGTATAATGTTGATTTTGGTAATGTAGGTACGTTTCTAGAAAATACTATTTTAGTTCACAGAAAAAAAGAATCCAACACCCTATACACAATAAATGCTCTTAATACACTTATTAAAGAGTTAAATGGCGGAGTACTAGATACTTCATATAGAATTAACTGGCCAGATTTTAAGAATTGTGTACTTCTTACAAAAGGACCAGATTTAAAAAGAATTAATACCAAGTTATATAAAATAATTGAGCTATAGTTGCTCGTTAATTTTATTTTTCTTATATTAATATAAAGTTATAATTTAAAAAATTAGTTATATGGATTTAAATGCTATTAAGGCTAAGCTAGATGCCTTGAACAACAACGGTCAGCAAAGAGAAAAGACTGACTACTCAACAATTTTTTGGAAACCAGAGTTAGGAAAACAAACTGTAAGGCTAGTACCTTCGTTTTTTGATCCAACTATGCCTTTCAAAGAACTAAAGTTTCACTACGGTATTGGAAAATACCCTATGGTTGCTTTATCAAATTTCGGTAAACAAGACCCTATTGAAGAGTTCGTAAAAGAACTAAGAAAAACTTCTGATAGAGACAATTGGTCTTTAGCCGGTAAAATCTCACCTAAGACAAGAATATTTGCACCTGTAGTAGTTAGAGGAGAAGAAGAAAAAGGTGTAAGATTATGGGGATTCGGGATCACTATATACAAAGCTTTATTAGCGTTAATTGCTGATGAAGATATAGGGGATATCACAGACGTTATAAACGGATGGGACTTAGTTGTAGAACAACAAGCAGGTAACCCTTACCCTGAAACTACGGTTAGAATAAAACCTAGACAGACTCCTTTATCAGACGATAATGATAAAGTAGAGACTTGGTTAAAAACTCAACCTAATCCTTCTGAAGTACATACTCAATACGATTATGACTTTATTAAGAAGCAGTTACAGAATCACCTTAACCCAGGCTCAGCAGAAGACACTCCTGCAGCCGCAAAGCCAGAAAGCTCAAGTCCTCAAAAGGCTGACTTTACTTTAGAAACAGCTACCGCTGGCAACAAAGATACAGTTAGTAAATTTGATGACCTATTTAACGAGTAAAAATGGCAAAGAAAAAAGAAGAAGTTAAAGCAAGAGCGACTGCGAATGTTCGAAAGTCGTTCAGTTTAAGTAATTTTAAGAATAAGAAAGGATTTTCTAATGCGTCTGTGAAGTTTAAAGAACAAGGATGGATACCTTTATCTAAAGCTTTTCAGGACATTACTTCCCTCCCCGGTATTCCCACCGGACATATCACTCTGTTAAGAGGACATAGTGATACGGGCAAAACCACTGCCCTTATAGAAGCTGCGGTGAATGCTCAAAAACTGGGCATTCTCCCAGTCTTTATCGTTACTGAGATGAAATGGTCTTGGGAACACGCTAAAGAAATGGGACTACAGTTTAATGAGGTTAAAGACGCTAATGGAAACGTTACAGACTATGAAGGTCATTTCTTATACGCAGACAGAGGATTATTAAATACTATTGAAGATGTAGCTGTTTATATAGCTGATCTTATGGACGAACAAGCTAAAGGTAACTTACCTTATGATTTATGCTTCTTCTGGGATAGTATAGGTTCAGTACCTTGTGATTTATCAGTACGTTCTAATAAGAACAATAATGAATGGAATGCAGGTGCGATGTCTACACAATTTGGTAACAATCTTAATCAAAAGATTCTATTATCAAGAAAAGAAAATTCTCCTTACACTAATACACTAGTTGCTATCAATAAAGTATGGACTATGAAGCCAGAATCACCGATGGGACAACCTAAATTACAGAATAAAGGTGGAATGTCTATGTGGTACGATGCCACGTTAGTTGTTACTTTTGGTAATATTACTAATCCTGGTACTTCTAAGATTAAAGCTATAAAAAGTGGTATGCAAGTGGAATTTGCAAAGAGAACTAACGTCCAAGTAGAAAAAAATCATATTGGAGGAGTACAATCTAGAGGTAGAGTAGTAATGACACCTCATGGATTTATTCCTGATGATAAGAGAGCTATCGATAAGTATAAAGATGCACATAAAGAACACTGGTTAAAA